GATTCTGTGTTGGCAATGATTGTTACCGCAGTATCAGCCGCCTTAGCGTTGGCATCACCACGAGTAGGCTTAGGGATATGAATAACGTCACCCTTCTTGCCATTCATAGCGATACGCTTGACAAGGGGAGCCATTTTCAAGTTCTTTTGATAAGCAGCAATGATCTCATCTGACCAGATTTCTGGTACAAAAGTTGCCGCTTCTGTTAGGGCAGTATTACCGCCCGAGCCGGGGTAAGTTGCTGTAGCCATGATAAATCTCCTTTAAGGCTATTTAACTCGACCCTCGGCGTATGCTTTCAAAATTTCATCAGAAAGACTTTGATAACGCTCTGGGTCGGTCTTTATCAGTTTAATAATGTCAGCGCGACGATAAACCTTCTTCCTTGACCCTTCTGCGGAACCGCGAGCGTTACCAGTAGTTGCAGACTTCACAGTATTCTTACGGGCTACCAGTTCTGCGTTAGCAGTCTGTTGAACAACCTGATTACGTTCTTTAAACAACGTAAACAGCTCATCCGCAGCGTCATAGTCATACCGTTGATCGGCATCTACAAATAACTTTGTCCTAACCTTTGACCCCTTAATCCACTCGGCAAACTTAGGGTCTTGCAGTATTGTCTCCATCTCTGGGTGTCTAGACTTCAACTGTGCAAGAGTGGCCTGTTGTTTAGCCTGTTGAGTGTAAGCCTCCGCTTCTTTGATCTTAGGGTGGTTAGCAATACGGCTATCCACAGCTTTTTGAGGATCAACAAAGAAATCAACATCTTCGCTATCGTCTATTTGCTGTTGCTCAGGTGCTTCTTTAGCCGAGAGTTCTGTCTGGATGTAGTTGTCAACCACTTGCCGCAGTTCGCCAACTTCGTTTCGCTGTTTACCTGAAAACTTTTCAAGTTCTTGGTGCATCTGTATTAATTGGTCTACAGACTTACCTTGATACTTTTCTGGTACTTCAGGTTCTTGAGGTTGCTCCTCTAAAGGGGCCTCAACAGCTTCGATTGTTGGCTCTTCCGGTGTTGTGGTGTCCACCTCATCTGGACGCTCATCAATAATTGTCGCTCTTGACATCACTTAACTTAGCCCCGCCTTATCAAAGGTTGTGGAGATGTTTAAAGTTGACCCGCCTCTCGACGAGCCTCTCTTCCTCTTCGTCCCGCTTCCTCATGTTCGCGTATCCACTTTCTGTGCCGTCCAGGGAAATCCCCAGTAGACCCATCTAGCACGAACGGAGTCGCCGAAACGACCTTCGTAGCTACAGCGCCACAACCGCACCTATGGGTTGTAGTTGTGCTGTCTACAAATTCTTCAAACAAATGACCGTTTTTGCATCTAAAATCAAAAACCTTAATCATCTGTTTCTACCAAATCGTCATAACTGTTGTTGATTGAATCCTCAAACTGCAACAGATATAGCAATACTTCTAGCTGACCCTGCCTAAAAAACAGATCGTCGGCATCTTTTACCACCGCGACATTATTAATAGTCGCCGCGTTCTGTGTCAACTCTTCTGTTAGCTGCTTCCAACCATCACTTCTAAATAAATCAAAATAATCGTTGTAATACTTTTCGTCTTCACGATTCATCAGGTATTACTTCTTCGCCTGTTTCTTGGCTTTTTTCTTCTTCTTTTTATCTGGCTTAGACTTGTACGCTTTCATCCTGTAACCCACAGAAACCTCCTACTTGCCTTTATGAACTTTCTGAATCTTAAAATCTGCTGATTGAGAGGCGCCTTTGTGCGGCTTATATCCCCCAGGTGGATTCTTCATTAGCTTATATTCTTTACCATCTTTCATCCAATGATAGCCTTTTGGCGCAAGAACTTTCATATCATCACCACTTTAAACTTCTTGGTCGGATGGCTCGGGGTTTGCTTCGGTTTGTTGTACCCGCTTACGCCCACGCGGGTTAGTTTTGGGTCTTTTTTCGTAGCCATTAAGCCTTTCCTCTAGATGGTCTAACTGTTGCTTTAGCTTTTTCAAGCGATCCGATTGTTCTTTAAAGGCATCGTTTACTTGGCTAAACAGATTATTTAACTCTGTCTGGGTCATTAACATTTATGATACCTCAACCCACGACGTAGAATTTTCATCCCAAGTGTACTTTTTCCCGTCAGTTGGCATTGCTGCTGGTGCTTGCCACTGACAGGTCGATTCGTCTAGCGTCCAACTCGCGTATGGCTTTGGCGGGAGAAAAGCGTCTCTTGTCGAGTCGTAGGTATATCCTGAAGACGCAAAATTCTTTCTGATCGTTTTGTTATATGACGTTTGTTTCCATGTGCCGCCCAGCAAGTCGCGGCAAAACGCTTGGCCTAATGACTCTTGCTCATTCCCATCACCGTCTACAAGCACCTCATTTGCAACGGCAATAACTCGCACAATTACATTATCAGTACCAATTTCTGCAAAATATGCCATTAGAACGTAATACTCCCAGACCCTGTAAATTTATAGACGTTATAAGAGCCGTCAGTTGTTGTTGTTGGCGACCCTGTAGTTGCAGACGCAGTTGATAGTGTTTTTAAAATAACAACGCCAGAGCCTCCTGCTCCTGACGTATTGTTATGCTCAGAAGCGCCACCACCTCCACCGCCAGTGTTTGCTGTACCAGCCGAGCCGTTTTGACCGTTTGTTGCGCCATCACCGCCACCTCCTGTTCCGCCTGAACCGGGCGAACGCGGATTGGGGTGTGTTGCACCACCACCTCCACCTGCATAATGTGCAGAAGATCCTGTTATAGAGCTTGAAAGCCCTATTCCGCCATCACCACCATTTGCTCCTCCGCCAGTGTTGTAATCATCTCCAACAGCTCCGGCTCCGCCACCACCACCAGCTACGTCATTATCTGTACTATTATCAATACCGCCAGAGCCTCCAGCGTAACCTTGCCCAGAAACACCTGAGCCTCCAGTGTTGGCACCAGCGCTTCCAGAAACACCGCCGCCTCCGCCAGAACCACCATTGCTGCCATTTTGGCCGTATCCACCGCCACCGCCACCGCCTGTTGTAGAAACAGTAGTAAATCCTGTTGCGGCAATAGAGCTTGCAACACCGTCATTTCCAGTCGCGCCACCTCCGGTCACGCCGCTACCGCCTGCGCCAACAGTTACAGTAACGGCTGCTGCTGATGCAAGATTATCCCACGTTCCAGTCAACGCGCCTCCGGCTCCGCCACCGCCACCTGACTGCGCGCCACCGGACGCTCCACCCGCAACCACCAAATAATCTACAGAATGACCTGCGGTGGGCCAGTTACCCCCACTTTGCGCTACATACTGCTCCTGCAAAGACCATACTCCGCTGGCATCAGTAGAGCTTGGATATTGAGCCATTTAACTTAACTCCTCATAAGAGCAAACAGCTTGCAAATCGCTTGCGGCACTTGCTGTTAAGCGCAGCGCATCGCCTTCTTCTAAAGATATTGGCTTTGAAAGAACATCCAGAGTTGCATCAGCAGGAACGCGAATTGTTTTTGCAACATAGTATGCGGTAGATGATCTATAGACATCTATAGAAATGTCGGCACTATTTGATCCATCAACATTAGAAATATACAAAGCATTCACTTTGAAAACCTTGCCTGAACTTGACGAATTAGTCACTATTGCCGCTGCCGATGTTCCCACGGCTTGCACCGCAGTTTTCATGGTGATCGTAGCTACGTTAACTATATTAGGGGCTGCCATCTTATCCTCCGAAAATCATAGCCATCGCAATGGCTTTGCCTGTTGTAATGCCACCACCACCACCAGATTGATTAACAAAACTAAGGTTTCCAGAACCATCGGTTTTTAAAACCTGATCGGCTGAGCCATCTGACGTAGGCCAACTTAAACCATCTAGTACTACCTTGCCTGAACCATTTGGAGTAACTGCAATGTTGCCGTTGCTGGCACTAACAATGCTGTTACTGTTTACATCTAAATCACCACCTAGCTGCGGACTTGTATCACTTACCACATCCGATATACCGCCGCTGCTTTGAGCAACCCAACTTAGGTTTCCAGAGCCGTCGGTTTTAAGTACTTGGTTAGCACTGCCATCATCATTAGGAAGCGTAAGGGTATAAGACGCAGCCGCACTATGGGGCGGGCCTTTAATAGTAATTGCGTGGCTATTTTGCTCGCAGTTCAGCTTAAACTGTCCAGCCCCACGAGTAGCATTGCCTTTAAATACCGCTACGCCAGAACCGTTAGGGTCTAGGTCAATATCAGCGTTGCTAGTAGTAACTATGTCGTTACCGTTTAAATCTAGGTTGCCGCCTAGCTGCGGGCTAGTGTCTTCAGAAAGATTGGCAAGATATCCTTTTCCGTTAATACGGTCATCAATAGCGGCAGCAGTCATAAGCTGAGAATCTGAATCTGCAAAAGTTTCTGATGACAGCAACACCGCACCAGCAGCAATGTCAGAAAACGCTACAGAAGTTAAATATGCGTCACTTCCGCCCGTCAAAAGGCTTCCGCTGCTTGCCGTTAAGGTAACTTGATCTGATCCAGAGCCAATCTTTAAAGAATCAACAATGACTCCACCACTATCTGAGGTAATAGTCTTAGAGCCTAAAGTAATAGATGACCCGCTAAGGTAG